GAAGCAATCACATTGATTCCACGCTGACTACTATCTATGCTGAGGTTATGGACCTTCATTAAAATAGAGGGATACTATTTTAATGATTGTTTTTGTCTAATTACAAAACTATACTTTTTAATGAGAGAGGCTGTGCGCCAGTGGGTTGTTCTGGAGTTGCTTCTTCGCCACATCAAGATGACGGGTATTGGGGTTCTCGTTACCCTTGTAGGCATTGAATTGGTGGAAAGGTTTCTGTTTGTAGTTCTGACTCCAGCCACCATTCGCGGGGGCAATGCGACCATCGATGCGAGTTGTGTCACTACGAACTGTGGTGAGACGACCACCCTGTTTGAGGGCACTCTCGCGAACGTTCATACGACCCGCGTTACCCATGCGGTTGGGCTTACCACGACGATCCTCGGGGCGGAAACCATACTTCATGAGCTCTTCGTTCGTCTTCGCAACCACCTTAGAAGCGGCACTACTCGTATACCCACCATGATGGCTGTGAATGCCTGGAGCTGGGCGGTTGCCGTAGGTGTACTGCTCATCGTTACGATCACTCTTGAAACGAGTGGGATCTTGGGGCATCGTTTGGGCTGAGATAAATCGTTTAGCACCATTGAAACCGAGACCATCTTCACGGAGACCAGTTTCAGAACGGTTAGTGGTACGCTTAGTCTTCTCATGCTCTGTGCGAGGTACAACACCAGACATACCTTGTGCACGACCAGGCATGGCGGGGAGTCTAGAGGGGAGATAGGCTGTTGTATCAGGTTTGTTGTGAGTGAGTTCACCAACAACCGCTGAGCGACCGCCAGTGACATCCGCTGCGGGACCAGCTCGCCCTGGGAGTGTGGTCAGTCTGTAAGCACCGACATTTACAGGATTGACTCTGAACATCTGCTGGTAACCACCGACAGCTGGAGTATTCGCACCGACACCTAGACCTGGGCCAACAAGTTGCTTCTCTACGGGGGAAAGATTGTTCATACGACCAGTATCATACATACGGTTTCGCATGTTCAAGACTTCTTGACCACCAGACCTCTGTTGCCTAGAAATATCAGCGAAACTCTCCATCTCCACCTTACGAGGTTCCTCATACCTAGGCTGGAAATTATTGGTTTCTACTATTTCAGGTTTTTTTATGACGGGTACGGTGTTATCAATTTTAGGTGGAGTTGATTTGGTACTTAAATTGCGACCAGCGTACACGAGACCGGCGACGGCCATGAGCGATATAGGATCAGCCATTCTTACTTCTTATTAACATTTTTATTAATATACCTTTTCTGAAACAGACCATTCTGGAGTTCGGCGCGAGTGCTCGCGGGTTCATATCGAAGTGTACGAAGTGGAGTCTTACACTCCATGTTGGACAATGGGAACAAATTTCGTTCATAGGTTTGGACGATATTCTTGTTGAAACGGGAAGTGGATTGGGGACGGAGCTCATCACTCGTCTCGATGTACTGTGCTGGGGAACCCTTACCAGCCATGTAGGGAGCAGTCCCGTATAGCATGGTGTTGGGGCGGCACCCACCACAGTTGAGAGTACTGGGCTGAGGATACACAAAGATCTCATCAGTCGCATTCACTTGGGGGAGAGCACCTTTGTTTTGAACGATGGAAAGACCAGGTTGGAGCTGATACGCCATTTATTATTACATAAGAATATTAATCTATCTACCAAACATTCCCGACCGCTTGTCTCCATTGGCACCGAGACCAGAAAAAGCCTCAAGTTGGACACCACGGGCGTTGGGATCACATTGTCCATCGCCACTCTTACACATTGGACCATTTTTGGCGCCATAGAGCCACTCAGCAAACTCTGTCTGATCTCCTGGGATTGTTGTGACTGGGTTCGAAACGAATTGACGCTCGGCAGCATTTCGAAGATACTTGGGCATCGGTGTGCGAGACCGCCCAGAATCAAATGGGATACGATCACTGATGTAACTGTTCACAAAAGGTTTTACACTAGGATAATAGCACGCCTCAAGTCGATTGGGGGCATCAGTGAAGTCCGTAATCATAACATTACCCATGGGGTTGTCCTCAGTGGGCATCTGACATTTACCACGTTTGACACCGATTCCATAGGTTTCCTTCACCATTTTGGATTTGTATAATACGAAAATAACAGCTATCACCGTGGCACCCAAGACAAAAATGCGTGGATCACGACGGGTCAGATAAAGAATGCAACTGACGTAGATAATAAAACGGGAAGCCGCATTTACCCTATCTTCTGGGGTCTGCTCAGAGGTTGGCCAGAATTGAGTAACCTGGTCAGCCCTGATGAGCTGCTGAGGATCATTGAACCAAGCTTTCATTTAATATATATGGAGGTTTATTTTTTGGGTAGACCACCTAGCATGCTACCCATCATCTTCATGATGGCATCCTGGTCAAGTTCACCTCCCTCAGTCTCCATCTTTTCAGCACACTGCTTAGCAATACCTTCGATCATCTTGAGTGTATCATCGGGAATCGAAGTAATGGTGGTACCGAGCATGTACAGTGTCTGGAGGTACTGCCAGGTAGCACCCTTAGTACTCTCACTCATCTTAACCCAATACGACTTGATGTTGAGATCCTTGAGAAAGTCAATTGTATCAATTTCCTTGAGTAAAAAAGATTCATCCTTCGCCGAAATCCTATCGGCGTAAGGGGTAACACCATTCATGAAAGCATCCACGACGAGGCGTGGGTTTGTAGACTTCAGTAAATCGAATGAAGTCATCATCTTCTTAATGCCTTTTTCCTCTGGAAAAGTCTTGTGCAATTCCACAAGAAATTGACCCATCATATCGTTAAACGCAGTAACGGATGCCATTTTCTTATTATATCAGTGTAATCTTTAAGTTTAGAAAGGCTCGGTAGAAATAGACTCCTTTTTACCTAAACCACCTGAGACGATGAAAAAGACCAGGATTGTGTTCAGAGCCGCTGGTTTCGTGTACTTGTTGAGTTCGAGCTTACCCTCGTTATTGAGGTACGCTTTGAGATGAATATAACCCGCGGTAATACCACCCGCGATAAGGGCGGCACTCATCGGATCGCGCAAGTAATCGGAGAGTTCCATTTAATTATAACCAACTTTTTTTGTACGCTGTTCTGGTGCATCCCCAAAAAACACATCATCATCTTCCTGGGGTTGCGGTTGCACAGTTTCTTGTGGTTCAGGATCTTGTACACCTGGAACCGTTTTAAACTCATTCTCTAGACCAGTTGGAGTAGGCTCCTCCATGGGCATAGACTGGGGCTCAGGCTCCTCCATGGGCATGGACTCGGGCTCGAGCTCAGGTTCAGGTTCCTCCATGGGCATGGGCTCAGGCTCACCATCATAAACATCGGGGTCAGCACCATCCTGAATCTCCCCATCTAGAGAAATATCGCGACTATCTTGAGACATATAGGTCTGGAGAATCTGTTGAATGGGGATCAACTCTTTCACAGTAGTCTCAATGGATAGACAAAAACGCACAGTCAACTTTTCATCGCGGAGGTACTCGCTTTGCTCCTCATGGAAGATGTAAGGATCTTTGTACAAATCTTTCGCGATGTTGTTATAACATGTTTGAATGAACACCTCTTCAGTTGGAAGTTTGAGGGAAATCTTCTTGTTATCAGCCTTGAGGCGGACTGCAGAGAGAATCTTTGTACAAGCGACAAATACTGCGGCGAGAAGATCCCCGAACCAAGCACACCGACTCGTGATGTTGTCACTATGCCTCTTAGACATAGCATTTGACCAATTGGGAACTTCCTTCAATAATTTCTGAAACATGATGAGAACCTGCTTCCCCTTGGAGGTTTTGATAGATTCGTTGTACATTTCTTGAAAAACTTCAATCATAGCTGGACACATAATAAGGCAGAGCTGTCCAAGGTACTCCTTTTTCGCCTCGACCATTATACTCAAATTATCCATTTATGATTAAGGGGGTTTTTAAAATCATCTCTTACTACGCACTTTTCCTGTATTTATTCGCAATCTTCTTGAGATTCATGAGATTCGGGAAGTCCCCCTCATCCTCCTCCCGCTTAACCTTCTCCTTCTTCTTTTTAGCCTTCACCCATGTGACATATATAACACAGTCACTCACGAGTTGTACAGTAAACCCCCCTAAAGTGAACTGTCTCGCTACATACCTCGCTGCAGCTGAACGATCGAACGCAGGATAACCGATGAGAAATGGTGGTATTGTCAGAAACAACTGCTTATGCCCCATTTCTACCGCTTGTTTAATCTTAGACGAGAACTGTTCATATATTTTCCTGTAAATATCTTTACGGATCTGTTTACGCTTGTCATCGATTTTGACAACATCATTGATGCTTAACATTACAATTACTGTAACTTATTTTTTGCGGCTTGTAACTCACTTTCAGTTGGCATGGAACCCTTCTTTACCAGATCATACTTGACAAACTCTTTACCTCCCGAACCTTCTACAAAGGGGGTGATATCTTGTGGGACATCAACACCGAGGGGTTGTGTCCTAAGAGAAATGATACGAGTCTTACCATTTTCAACTTCATAGGAAGCCACTACAGAGAATCCGTATGAAAACCCACCCTTTTTCACCGTCATAAACATACACTCGTAAAGCTCTTTCTCATCACTCTTGTAGTGTTTGACGGAAGTCGTCTCGATGATGTACGTGCAGAGACCAGTTCGCTTGGATATTTCATTGTTCGCTTGGAGTACAAATTCTGCCATCATATCATTATCAACCTTAGCCTCAACCTTCCGATAAGCAGAAAGGTCTGGTCTGGGGTCGTCAAGTTTAATTGAGTCTTTTGGCTTGGTGTAGCCTGAGAGACCGAAGGTTTCGGTAAACTTCTCGTAGTTAGTTGTCAGGACAAGAACTACCAAGACGAGAGTGAACATAAGTAAGTACTTCATCTTTACTAGTATGCGTTAATATTTTTCTACAAAATATCCAATAGATACTAGATGTCTCTGCTGATATATAGTCCTCGATGTAAACATTCTATGGATGTTATTGAATATGTGAACAAACACCAGCAGCTCAAACAACTTGTAAAATATCACAATATTAACACTCTAGGTGTACCCCCGAATTATAGGAATAAAATCAACCGTGTACCAACCATGCTGACGAAGAATGGTAAGATTCTCGTGGGTAATGAAATCAAAAACTGGCTTGACTCTCTCCTACCAGCGAAAGATGTTGAACATGGTTCGATTGGTGGCTTCGGGGGTTCGATGTCAAGTCTAGATGGAAAAGATAACAACTCAGATATGTTTAGTCTGGATAGTTATGGTCAGTCTCTCCAGCCTGCTATGACAAAGGAACTTGAAGAAAAAATCGGTCGTGACGTGTCGAAGGGTGTCGCGTATACAGATTTAAAGATGTAACGCGCTAGTGATACTAGATATGAAACTTGTGACCATACAAGCTTCAGCTTTTAAGTCAACATTTGAAGTTCTTAAGGATATCCTCAACGATGTAAACATTTACTTTAAACCAGATGGTATGTATGTTGTCACACTCGATACAGCTCGTACATCCCTAATCGATATGTACCTCTCCGCGGATAATTTCGAAGAATATCACTGTGACCAGGAAGAAATTATTGCTGGTATAAATATTTCGAACATCTTCAAACTTTTGAAGACAATCACAAATAGTGATGTACTTCAGATTGAGATTAATTCAAAAGAATATATGGATATCGAAATCACAAGTGAAACTAAGAAGACGAGTACCAAGTTTCAACTTAAACTCTTAGATATTAATGAAAGTAAAATTGAAGTTCCAGATGTGGAGATGACTACAGTCACCACTCTCCCATCTGTGGACTTCCAGAGACTTTGTCGAGATATGTCTAATATCGGTTCAGAGATTGAAATTAAACGCTCTGGTAAAGAAATCAAATTCAATTGCCAGGGTGATTTTGCTAATCAAGAAACATCCATAGAATGTCCAGATGAAAGTCCAACCATCTCAGGTCTATATAGTCTAAAGTATCTGAATATCTTTACAAAGGCGACGAGTATGTGTGCGTCTGTGCAAATTATACAGGAAAAGATTAGTCGATTTTTGATTCTAAAATACAATGTTGCAAATCTAGGGGAACTCAAATTTTACCTCTCAGCTAAGGTATCTGAAGATCTGTTGTGAAAGAATCGAGTGTTGAAATATTCTTCTTCATACCTAATGTACCAACTAAAACAATCTTGGGGAAACTCTCTTTGAGTGTCTCTTTATCATAATACAAAAAATGTTCGAGTGGTACCTTTTGTCCATGGAAATCATTCCTTGGACCTGAGTATCGTTTCACCTTTTCAGTAATGTTTCGCATAGGTTTATCATCATGATCAACTATCCAAGCACTACTCAAAGGGATACTGAAGTGCATCGCATTATCTTCATTCTCACCAGGTTTGAAATTAATGTCATTTGAAATAGCTGTATATTGTTTACCGTTGAAATAATACTTCACACGAAGAATGAGTGTATTCACATTTTGGGGGATCACTGTGTGTCGGAAGTTTTTACCTGTAGCGTTCACGTAGTAATTATCTAGGATACCATCTTCCCAGTCTTTACCCTCTTTCAACCAAAAATCATCTTCGATCATATAACTCATATCATGATCCACATCGTATTCAATTTCTTCTGAAATGATCTTATAGTTTCGCGGGGTGGTAATGTATCTGTAAAAAAAGAAAACAGAAGTTAAAAGTTTGGTAAACATTTCTTTATATGAAATGGAAGGTAATTTTTTAAGTAGATATAACAATCGAATAGAAGAATGGAGTGAAATCATAAAGAATGACCCAGAAAATAAGAAAAAACATCAATCTGATATGTCCGATTATATCATCAAATGTATGCCATACATGACCCAATATGCCGATGATGATATTGACGGTGGTGATGAAGATATAAATACAAATAATGTTTTCAATGTCAAAGAGACTGTCGGTCTAAAGAGAAAGGATATATTTACAGATTATCTCATAAAAGTTGAAGATAAGAATTTATCCAGACCTTACGAACGTGTTTCTGATGAGTGTGACACGTGTGCGTATAGTAATATCATCTATTTTCATAACACGAGTGACCTGGTTTGTGATGGATGTGGTCGTATAGTTGAATGTCTTATCAGCCAAGAATTAACATATAAGGAAGAACAGGAAACATCTGAGAAGGTTATAAACTATTCATATAAGCGAGAGAACCACTTTAACGAGTGGTTGTCACAATTTCAAGCACAGGAGATGACAAATATACCCCCCGAAGTCATCGAACAATTACGAAGTGAACTCAAGAAAATGAAAATCAAAAACCTTGAAGATATCACACACGCAAAGATTCGAGCACTTTTGAAAAAGTTGAGACTCAATAAATATTATGAACATGTCCCATATATCACAAATATTCTCAATGGGATCAAACCCCCTAACATGCCCCAAGAGTTGGAGGAGTATCTACGAATAATGTTCAAGGATATTCAGAGACCATTCGATGATAACTGTCCCGCAGAGAGAAAAAACTTTCTCAGTTACTCTTACGTCCTCTATAAGTTTTGTGAACTCTTGGGTGAAGACGATTATCTTCAATACTTCCCACTCCTAAAGTCTAAAGAAAAGTTGTACCAACAAGATGTCATATGGAAGAAGATCTGCCACGATTTAAAATGGGAATTTATTCCTACTGTATAAAATAATGAATTGCCCAAACTATCATGTATGTAGTAAACAAGTAAAACATGGGTTGAAAGTTTGCACTTCATGCTTTTGGAGATTCAAAAATGAAATATTAGAATTTAAGACATACGAATGTCCTAGATGTTGTAAAACGGGGGAATGTCTCAAGTTTCGGAAATGTGAACACTTCTTATGTATGAAGTGCTTTGATAGATTGCCCATCTGTAAATTGTGTGAAGAACCTAAGTCTACATAATTTTTAAAAATCGGTAACTACTATGATTCTCATCGATAGAATTATTCGTATTCTCAAGAAGGATATTTACCTCCCTATGAGGTGCTACGCAAATAAGAGACAACTCATGAACCCCAGAGATTGTTGCAACTGTAAAAACTTTTGTCGAAAGCCTCCAAGTGGTGGGACTCCAGTCTATCTACAAATTGAACCTAAATATGTATATCATAAATGATCGATCAATCCACACTGTCTAGAAGAATCATACGCACTTCAACTTCCCGATCAGGATGAGGTGGGTAATTCACCAGATACGCCGTCTTCAGACCTGTCAGACGAAGATAGTTATTACCCTGCAACTCCGCCGCGTCATTAAGAGTTTTGATCGTCTTGAATTCTAGAACAGTCTCCTTATTAATAATCATATCCGCCCTTAAATTACCAATCACATGCCCCTTGAACGGAATCGGAATGATTCTTTCAGATTCGTAAGGAACCCCCTTCTCCCGTAGTAAAACTTCCATAGCAGTATGATATACTCTCTCACTGTACCCAGGTCCCAGTTGAGAATATATCTCTCGAGCCAGGTCTTCTATCATTAAATTCAACTCATTTTTCTTCTTTATCTACTATAAGATGGTGTCCGCGGAAACTGCTCGCAGGCAGCGTCGAATCAATACCGCACTCCGTCGACTGACTAATAAATTTAGACGGGTGAATATACCACGAAATACATTTAATGTAGGTACGGTGACCCGTGCGAATGATCGATATTTATCAGTTCGTTTAAGTCGTAAAGTTATCAATGAACTTCAAGCTGTGTACAAGAAAACATGGGAACAGAAAGTCGAATACGCGGGTACAATACCGTTCACTCTAACAAATACACGTAATTATGTCAAGTTCAATAAACCGACTGAACGTACAAATCGACAACTCGCCACTGTGCAACCGACACAAGAGGATTTAACTCAATACATCGTGTATCACACACATCCTGTCCCCGAATATGACAAAGCACTCTTCACCTACCCGAGTGCATCCGATTTTAAGGTCTATGTTGATAATTATCCAACCGTGCAGGCGAATCTGATCCTCGAGAACCAAGGGTACTATATCATTGACCTCATTGAAACGAATATGAACAAACCTAACACTGGTGATGTCACCCGAAAATTTAATACCCTCATGAATGGTCAGGAATTCAAAAAAGTGAGAGTGAAATGGAGTGATTTAGTATACATTCAAACAACCCCTAACCAATGGAAACGAACTGTAAACAATTTCATGGATCCCATCATGCGCAAAGAATTTGGTATATCTGTCAAGTATTATACATGGGATGAACTCGGTGAAATTACACTCCTAGATAGAAATGTACTCATGAATATCTCTTAGTTAAAAAAATATTCTTATGGTACATCATGTACACGAGTCTCATCCGCCCATGTATGACAGTTAGAAAGAATCGGATAAAATTGTCTCGTGAAGTCGTCCACAATTTGAAAGAAATAAGCAAGTTGTCTTCTATCAAACAGTGGGAGTATGCTGGTGGTATTAAATATAAAAATTATGCATTTAGTGAACCGACCCGTATTACATCAAAAAAGAGAGACCGTGTCGATGTAGAAGAAATTGAGAAGGTTTGGTATTCAGAAATAGCATATCATACACACCCAGGAATTGGGTATAATGAATGGAGTGTGTGTGAAAATATACAAATATTTACAACGCTTCCAAGTAATGCAGATTTTGAAGCGTACATAAAGGGCTTTCCCAGAATGCAAGTCAATCTAATTTGTGAATCACATGGATATTACGTCATTGATATACTCGAATCGTCCTATAATAGGGTAACACCTCTACCTGAAGCTGTTTATGAATACATGAGAAAACTACGTAGTCAGCCATTCATGCGTATAGGTGCATTTTCAGATGATGGAATCGAATATTTCGCAACAACTCTAAAAAATTGGAAAACCTATATTAACGAACAAGTTAATAAAGATATGATGAAACTTTTTGGAATATCAATTCGTTATTATGGGTATAGTGATGAACCCCCAATTGTCACCGTCTATCAGGATATAGACGAAGTATAGAATCTTCCAACTCATCCACTTCATACCAAGCCCAATGACACTCCGAAGAATCTTTGTCAATCTTACAAATATCCTGTGCTTCTTTTATCGCTTCCGTGAAACGAAAACGAAGTCTCAGATTTTCCTTGATCGGG